CAAAGAGTGCGAGTACAGACGGCCAAGGACCGTGCGCGCAATAGGAGGACGGTAGAGTGGTGACAACAAAGACAATCCCTGTGATGTTGTCTGAGGACGGGTCGCAGGTGGCCACTTATCGTGGCACTTCCCTCGTCGTTGAGCCGTCTGACTGGCTGCATCGTGCCACAAGGACGGGCATCCCCTTCATGCAGGGTCGCCAAGAGCTTGAGTCCACCCAGACCTTCAAGCCTCTCAGGGCTCGCGGCAGGTCAGGTAACGTCGGTGAGTTTTGGCGACTGTCCACGACTGAGCCTCTTGTCAGGGCTGCTGTCCAGCAAGCTGTGTCTGCCATCGGCGCAGCGCCTTGGCGCATGGAGAAGCCCACACTGCCGCCCCACCTTGAGGGTAACGCAGCCGCACAGGCTGCCCTCGACCGCCAGTTCGACTATGCGTCTCGCGTCTGGTCGAAGTGGACCGCGTGTGGTGCAGATCGTGTCTGGTCTGACTTTATTGCTGACGTGTTGCAGTTCAGTCTGATCAGCGGCTTCTATCTGGGCGAGTTGACCGCCACAGTTGAGAGCATCAAGACAAATGGTGTCGTGCGTGATTACCTCGTGCCAGACCTGCCCTTTGCCATCATGCCTTGGACGGTCGATGAGTGGGTCTTCAAGGGCAATCCTGATAGCGGCATGATCGCCATCGTCCAAGAGACCTATGACCAGATTGACGGCTATGGTGATGCTGGGGTCGGTTACAAGGTCATTCCTTGGGAAAAGCTGATCCACGTCGCGCACCTGCCTGCCTCAAAAGGCGACCTTGAGGGGCGCTCAATCTTGCGAGCCTGTGCCCAGTTGATCCGAATGAAGCAGAAGGTGTTACAGTTGCAATCGCTTGCAACCGAGGTCAATGCCTTGGGTGTCGCCGTCGTCACTCAAGACGCTCAAAGACCCCTCACTGAGGACGCCATAGACCGCATCGAGTCACAGTTGAATGAGAGGACTGCTGAGCACGTCGCGCACATCGTGTTCCCCCCAGGGGCGCACAAGCTGGAAATCATCAAGCCGTCTGATGCCGTCCCAGACCTTGGCCCACAGATCGACCATCTGGACCGCCAGATCGGTCATGCTCTCGGCAACGTCCATCAACTGATGAGCTTGCAGGGCACGGGGTCATACGCCGCACGGTCTGACGCTTCTGGTGAGTCGAGGGACGCTTATGACTATCTGGCTGACATGCCAGCACGCGCCGCTGAGCGGTTGATGCGCCGCTTCCTCATCCTCAACTTCCCGATGGACGCAAAAATGGGGATGCTGTTCTGCCCCAATATTGCCCATGCTGTGGTTGAAGAGAAGGATAACGCCAAGTACGCATCGACCATCTCAACCCTGACCAGCGCTGGGCTGTTGTCGGCCAATACCTCGACTGAGAACATGCTGAGACAACAGCTTGATCTGCCGCCCCTTGAGAGCACGACCGAGACTGAAGAGACACCCCGCATCGCCCCTGAAGATCTGGTGGCGCTGCGTCTCGCCTATCAGGCTGGGATGTTGCACGATCCTGAGCTTGGGCCAAAGGTGCTTGAGCAGTTTGGGCTGCCGGCCTTGACAGGTCCTGCGCCGAACGCCAAGCCCACACTTGACGAGTAGGACGCGCAGCTTTATTTATTAACCGACGTGGAGTGTATTATGGTCAAGACCTCTCCAGCCCAAGATTTAAATCAGAGTGATCAGGATACGATCACTTTTGTGGGCGAGGTCTGCCGAGTATTACTCAGTAATAGAACCAAGGCTCAGACACCTGCCCCAAAGAAGGACCGCATCAAAGGGTCTAAGAAGAATCCTGCCGGATCTGCGGCTGGTACAAGGGGCGGCATCAAGATTGACAAGGCGACTGAGAAGGCTTTGAGGGCAAAGGTTGACAGTCTAAAAGGTAAGCGGCGAGTGGATATTGGGACGCTCAAGGCTGTCTATAGAAGGGGGGCTGGTGCCTTCAGTGTCTCACACCGCCCTGGCATGACCCGCAACCAATGGTCGATGGGTCGCGTTAATGCTTTCTTGAAATTGCTGAAAACAGGTCAGCGCAAGAAGGCGTACAACACTGACCTAGACCTGTTGCCTAGCGACCACCCTCAATCAACAAAGGCTGCTGAGACGGTTCGCCCCACACCCTCAATGCGTCGCGCTGCCAAGTGGGCGCTTGAGGCAAGGGCTGAAGCGCCACCCAGCAAGCGCGCAGGCACACCTGTTGGTCTGGCTAGAGCACGCGATCTGGCAGCCAACCGACCTTTGAGTGTGGACACCCTCAAGAGGATTAGAGACTTTATCAATAGGTCAGCCTCGACTGCTGATGCTCAGCCTGCTAGAGATGAGCAGGGGCATGTGCCCAAGGCCAAACAGGCATTAGGGTTGTGGGGCGCTCGACGAGGGACCGACGTGGCTGAGTGGGCTGCACGCCAAATCAAGCGGCTGGAGGGGGACAAATGAGACAGGGATTGGTCCTAACGATACCCGGCCTACCGCCCAAGCCCAAGGACCCAGGGGGTCGTCTGGTGCGGTGGGTCCTACTCGCACAAGCTCCTGGCTTTGTCTATCAAGGCAAAGAGTACAAGGTTGACGGCGACTGGCTTGATGATCGGGTCGCTGAGTACCGAGTACTATTGAAGGGTGACTACACTGCGCCCTTGTTGCGCGAGCACGACCGAGACGGCGAGCGGCACGGCGACATCCTGAAGCTCCAGCGTCACAGCCTTGATGGCAAAGACTCGCTCATCGCCGCTGTGGCCTTTGCAGACCCAGATGCTGAGGGCAAAATCAAGCAGGGTCGAATCAAGTATCTGTCCCCAGCCTTTGGTCCTATCGAAGATGACCGAGGGCGCAAGTTTAGTTTTGCCTTGAGAGAGGCGTCGTTGGTTGCGGCACCTCATCAGAAAAACCTGTCACCCGGCGACTCCCACGTCCTGGGTGCCGAGCACAAGGAGGGCGACATGCCCGATCATTACGACGAGAAGTCGCCTGAAATGATGGACGGCGAGGACAAGCCCAAGGACCGCTTGGATGTCCTTGAGGCCAAGGTTGAGAAGATGGCCGCCGCTCTGACCGAGTTGGCCGAACTGAAGGAACTGATGGAGAAGGCTTTGGCTGAGATGCCTGAAGAGAAGGCTGATGAGCCTGAAGCTCCTGAAGCTCCTGAAGCTCCTGAGATGGCCGAGGACCCTGCCGTCGTCGCCATGCGCGAAGAACTGGAGACGCTGCGATCACAGCGTGATCAGGCGATCTTTGAGCAGGTTCAGCCCTCGTCCCTGACGTGGACGCCCGGTCTCGCCTCGCTCATCTTCGATGTCTGGCGCAAAGACAAAGACCGCGTTGGTGCGATCCTGTCTGAGGCGACCCCCGCTGAGGTCGCGCCTGTGGTCAAGGCGTCTGAGCCTGCACCCTCTAACCCCTGGGCTGTGCGTCTGGGTGAGGCCGCTGCCCCTGTTGAGGCTGAGGCCACTGCCCTGACCGACGACGAGATTGAGGCCAAAGCTATCCAGATGGCTGAGGGCGATCAAATCAAAGCCTACGAGATCTACAAGCAACTCAAGCGCGCCGCTCAGGCTCGCAACGTCTGAGGAGGACACACACCATGAGTGACAAAACCAACTCCGTGCTGGCCACCGCTGCTGGCGCTATCTCTGCCTACCGCATCATCAAGCTCGACGCGGTTGACCCCACTAGGGCCACGACCGCTGGCCTTGGCGACGTGGGCTTGGGCGTTTCCCTTGCTGCTGCGTCTGCCGCTGGTGACGAGTTGCTGGTCGCCATCGACGGCTACGCCCTCGTCGATTTTGGCGGGACCGTCAACCCCTACACCGAGGTCACTACCGATGCGAGTGGCGCGGCTATCGAAGCCGTCGCGCTCTCTGGTCACGCCACCATCGGCTACTACTGCCCTGAGCCTGTCGATGGCGCTGTGTCTGCGATTAGCAGCGGCGAGCGTGGTCGCATCGTGCTCTACAACTACAAAGGCCGCACGGTCTGATGATTAACGTCACACGACAAAAAGGAGAGTGACACCATGACAATCCCATACGCCGTGACTGACGTTGACATCAATCGCGTCAGCAAATCTTTCGTCCAGTCCAACCTGGGCTCTTTCGCCATCTCCACGATGCCGAAGGCGCTGTGCTTGGACCGCTTCACTGGTCGTTCCAACAAGACCGACTACGACTTGGCCAGCTTGAGCAACGCGCTGCTTGAGGGGACCAATCTGCGCGACTGGAGCCCCGGCATTGATCCGCCTGCGCCTAACACGCTGGCTGAGACGGCTGTGAGCTTCAGCGTTCGCATCCGTTCGACCCAGAGCATCATTCGCCCGATGCGTCGTGGTCAGACGATGGAACACCGCTTCGCTGACTTGGAGAACAACATCGTCCCGATTCAGCTGTCCAAGACCTACCAGAGCATGGACGCCGACATCGCTGCTGCGATGACCAACGCATCCCTGTTCCAGTCCTTCGGCTTCTCAGGGACGGCTGGTGAGGGTCTTGACCAGCCCAGCGACTACGCGAACCAGAACCCAGTCCGTGACATCGAGAACCAGTTGGTCCTCCTGCGTCCATACAGCAACTTTGCTGGTATGGAGTTGCGCTGCTACATGTCAGGCAAGGTCGCCAGTGTCCTCGCGTCACACCCCTCCTACACGGGTGGTGGCAGCGGCTCTGCTGTTGCGTCGGGTCTGCCCCGCGCTGATTTCATCAGCCGATTCAGCAGCCTCCACGGTTGCAAGACCTACGTCTTTGACAACCTCATCAACAGCAACGGGCTGGGTGCTACGGCTTCCATCGTTGAGACCTTCAACCAGACCAACGCCAGCGCGGTGCTGTTCTTCGGTCTGTTTGACACTCGTGGCGCTTCCTTCGACCTGACGAGCGAGATGACCAACGACGCTCCTGACGGCTGCCTCGTGTGGGCATCCTCGCAGGACCCCCGCGTTGACCAGTTCCTCGACGAGCGCAAGCAAGTGCAGGAGTTCTGGGGTCGCTGTGGGTACACGATCTACAGCCCTCGTGGCGCTGCGGCTGGTCCTGCCGCCGACCTCGGCTTCTTCATGCAGGCCGAGACCACTGCCGGACCTCCCGCCGCTGTCGGCGTGTTCAAACCCTGATCTTGGTTAGCTTAGGCTGACCAACGACCCCTCAAGGCGTCCTACACCTCGCGCCTTGGGGGGTCTCCACACACTAGGAGGCTTGCTATGGCAGCAGTTCAGACATTTGGCGTTGACGCCGACCGAATCCTGGCGAGCCTTCCCCAGATCATCATTGATTCAGGCACGGGCATCTTGTTGACCACTGCTAGGGCCACCACCCTGATACAGGCGGCAGCAGCGCGGGTGAACGGCTTGATTGATGGTGCCTTTGGCTCAGGGACGAGCACAGAGATTGCGGCTGACGCGACTAGTACTGAGTACTACAATGCTCAGCGCTTGGTGGTCGCGGCTGCAATCCCCTCGATCTTGAGGGCGTCCCACCACCCTACGACCATCGACGCAGACACGACAGCCCTGCTTGAAGACCTCAAGGCTGAGCTTGACCTGCTGTTGGACAACCCAGCCAGAGCCCTTGGTAGGGTGGCTGACCCCTCGTCGGTCAGTGCGCCGCGCACCAGATTCGCTGACCTGGGGCTGTCCACGACCTTGACTGCCAAGCGCGCACGTCGTCAGTTTGATGGGCGCTCAAACCTTTTGGGGGTCGATGAGGGAGGCTTTGAGTTCTGATGTTTGAGGGCTTTGACAAGTTGGTCGCAGCAGTCAAGCGCCTGCCTCAACGTGTGGACGCTGACATGGTTCGGGTCGTTGATGAGGCTGTCACAGACGAGTTCAAGAGACAGCGCTCAGCCATCCCTAAAGATAAGGGCGACCTGCTCAAATCGTTGACGCGCACCCGCGACAAGAACCACCACGTTGACTCTGTGGCTGGTAATATCGGCATCTACACAAAGCTCGATTATGCCAAGTATCAGGAACTGCCTGAGCCGGATGATCGTGCTGTGATCGCCTCAATGGCTTCATACCTCGAAGACCTGTTAGAGAGGGGCTGATATGGCGATCACTGTAAATCAAGGACACTACACGCTGCTCAAGACGGCGAAGACGGTGATCCGCGACAACTTCAACACAGCCAGATCGACCCTCATCACTGAGGGCGTTGATGACTATCTGCCTGACGCACGTCAAGATGGCGCTACCCTGAATGGGCGCAACGTGTACGTCAGCCAAGGCGACCGCATCCCAGTACAGGCGACCCAGTATGTACTCTTGTCTGCACGCAGGGTTGGTGAGCCGCGACGCACAGCAGCGCTGGCTGTTGAGGACCAAGACTTTGAGTTGACGGTCACTTGCGGCGTCAAGGGCTTCGTCTTGGCCTCATCAGGAAATGACCCTGCGCCGACCCCTGAAGACGCCGGATGGCAGACCGCTGGGGTCCTTGAGCAGATCGCAAGTTACTGCTTGCGCCGATACCTCTGTGCATCGACCGCCAGCAGTGCTTATAATATCACACCGCTTGGGACCGACCCTGTACCCTTCGACAGGACCGACCCTGCGCGGTATGCGTACACATCACGCTTCACCATAACCATGCGCGTCCTCGACGCCAGGGGGCTTTAAATGAGTGAGTCCAAACTCATCATTCCGGCGATTGGCAAAGTCCTCGCCGCTGTCGAAGTTACATCAGGCACCAAAGAGTCGCTGAGCAGTTCTAATGCTGTCTTCTTTGAAGAGATCGAGTGGCAGTATGAGAGCGACAACATTCAGCGATTGCCCCTCGCCCCTGAGCGTCATGGGGTGCGCTCAGTTGAGGGACCGACGCGCATCTCTTGGAGCGGTAGCACTGAGATGGCGCTGCCTGATGGGTTTGCTGCAAGCGCCCTGACGCCACCCCACCCTGATGTGTGGCTGAGGTGCTGCGGCTTCGCCCGTGACCTCTTCAGCACAGTGACTGAGGACGTGGCACTCTACATCCTGCAAAGCACCAACCATGAGTCGATCAGCTTTGAGGCATTTGAGTACACCGCAGATGGGCTTGACGCCAACAGGCTCCAAGCTCGCGGGGCACGCGCTGGTTGGGAGTTGTCCATCGTTGATGGTGAGCGGGTCAAGCTGGGGCTGACTGGTGGCCTTGCGACTGTGGCTGCCACTGAGAGCGAGACGTACCAGAGCTTCTTGTCAGAGACAAAGGCTGTCACCTATTACACCGACAAGCCCTTTGTGGCCAACCGAGGTGTGAGCACTGTTGAGTTGGTCAACCTGACCACCGACGACGTGTATGGCGGCGGCTCCATTGGCTCGCCCAGCGGCTTGTTTCAAATTGTGTCGGCCACCTTCAATGGCAACATGGAGCCTGAAGAACAGCGCGGCTTGGGTGCATCTCGCAACAGATTGGCGGGTGCTGGTCCTGTCACAGGGACCATCATCATTGAAGAGGGGCAGCTTAACGACGCTAGCGCCTTCGACCCCTATGCCCTGCGTCGAGACGGCACGCCGCTTGAGTTCAGGTTCAAGATTGACCAGAACGACGCGGGCGGGGCTCCTACGTTCTTCGCGGTCAACTGCTACTGTCAGATCGTCGGGGTCAATCATGCTGAGGCTGGAAAGCGCAGGGTCTATGAGCTTGAGGTCGAGGTCAAGTATCCTGAAGATGCGACTACCGGCAGCCCAGAGGTGGGTGCCTCGCCTTCGCAGTTGTTTGACTACAACATCACCAACGGTCTCTACGTCGATGTGACGCCGACCAATGTTGGTGTGTTTGCCATCACTTTCTACAGGGACAATAGCTGATTTAAATCAAAGACTCACAGAGGTGTAACAGATGAGCTACTTCAAGAAACGAGAGAACGTTTGGGCCAGCCTTGATGCCGACAGGGTTGATGAGGCGACCTTTGAGCCAGAGTGCGCCGACCATCCCCACTTTGTCCTTGTCCCTGTCATTACCTTGGCAGGGGCTGAGGCGCTGGCCACCCTCAAGGGTGAGACAGCAGCAGACAACATCGCTGCGATGGCGGCTGGGGCTGCTGTCGTCGTTGAGCGTCTTGGGGGGCGCTGGGACTACTACCCAGGTGGCGGTGCTGACTGGCCTCAGCGATGGGCCGATGCGGACTTTGAGGGGCGTTGTGAGATGGCGCGTCTCTTCGCGGCTGACGAACTGCTCAAGCTCGCCACAGCGACTCAAAAGAAGTCCTCGCTGACTGAGCAAGAGCGGGGGGAGTGAAACGGGGGGTGCGCTTGATAAAGGCGGGGGCGACAAGTGCAGTGACCCGCTGTGTGTCCCCTTGGGTGCTTTGGCACCTGAACCTGCACGCTGACGTGGCTTCTGAGATGGGGGGCTTGCAACCTTGGCGACAGGGGTCACTATATGATCATCCCGTCAGGGAGGTCATGGTGCAAAGAGCCATCAGGGCAGCCTGGGCCGACTTGCACAAGAAGGCCGCTAAGAAGAAGAGGTGATTTTATTACTCAGTAATACGATCACAGCACGATCAGAGGGGCGACGATGGCCACATTCTCACTTGTTGCAAAAGTAATCGTACAGGGGTTGGAGCAATTCCAGCAACTGACCGCAGATATTGAGAAGGCCGACACCGCGTCTAAGAACGCTGGTAAGACGCTCAAGACGCTCACCACCAACACAAAGAAAGCTGGGGATGCGGCCAAGGATGCCGCTGCTAGTTTCAAGGTCTTGGCTGATGCACGCGAAGAGGTGGGCTCAGCAGCAGCGAAGGCTGCCCCAAAAATCAGGTCCGCTGGTAAGGCGACCGCTGGGGCAGCCGAAGCCTCAAAGAAGTCAAGGATGTCTTTGGAGGAAGCAGCCAGCGCCTTCAGGGCTATGGGCGCGTCTGGCACCCTCGCTGGTGACACCCTTGAGCGCTTCTCGATAATCGCCAGTGGCCCTGCTGGTGCAGCCATCGCTGGACTGGTGGTTGGCGCAGCAGCCGCGATGGCTGGCTTCAAGGCGCTTGAGTTCTCTGTGACACAGGGCATCGCCACCAACAAAAAATACACCCAGCAGGTTGACTCGCTCAAATCCGAGCTAAGGAAGACAGCCGCCATCTTGGGGCAGGTGCTGCTTGATGTGATTGGCTTTGGCAACGCCATGGAAACGAGCCATGGCAAGGTCAAGAAATTCAATGGGGATGTGGTAAGGGACAGCACCCAGGTTGCAGACGCGATGCGCGATATCTTTATCGCTGTGTTGAAAGGCGTCAGGTTCATAGGCAACGGCATCCTTGGCATCAAGGCGATCATCACGGGCATTGGCACTGCCATAGGTGGCCTGGCTGCCATTGTGGTCAATGCCTTTTCTGGGATACCAGATCTGGCAGCAGAGATGATGTTGTCAGTTGCCAAGGCGATCCGCACAGGGCTGGAAGATCTGGGTGTGCCCAGCACAATGCTGGATCAATTCTTTGGCACTGAGGATGAGCTTAAACGCAGGCTGAGGAGGGCCACGGCTGGCGCAGATCAGGCAGCAGCGGCGCATCACCGCATCTTCGCTGGCATTAAGGACGACTTTTCTGAGATCTACGATGGCCTTGAGAAATGGAATGACGGGCTAACCAATATGATCCAGGGTTTAGAGAAGTCCAAGGGCACAGCAGCAACCATCACCCTTGATAGAGACCCTGACGCCAAAGAAGCGCCAGCCGATCCTGTGGCAGCAGCCCTGGCAGCAGCCAGGGGTGAAGTGGAGACGGCCAGGGGCAAGGCTATGGACCCTGAGCTTCACTTTGAGTACGACCCTTTTCAAGAGAGGATTTTTGCCTACCAACAAGCGATGCCTCAGATGACCGCAGATATAGATGCGGCTCGTGCAGCGCTCGCAGAGTTTCAGGAAGACACCGACATTATTGGCGGCAACTTCCATAAAGTGGTGGATACCTTTAAAGAAACGATGCTTGAGTTGTGGGACACCACGGTGTCGAGCTTCAGCGCCATGTCAGAGGAAGTCTTCAACTTCCTTGGGGCGTTTGCTATGGGTGAGTCCACCCTCTCTGAGTTTAAAGACGCGATGCTCGACGTTGCTGGCGATATTGCCAACACTTATGGCGACCTGTTCATCAAGCAGGGCGCTGGCTTGATCCTCTTCAACCCAGCAATCGGCTCGGCCTTGATTGCTGCTGGTCTGGCGCTGAAGTTTCTTGGCGGCATGGCCCTCGCCAAGGGTTCTGCCAACGCTGGCAGTAGTGGGGGCGCAGGTCGCAGCAAGAAGAAAAAAGAGGAAAAAGACTTGGTGAAAGAACTCACACGCGAGTTGCGCCCATCAGGGGGTGGTGAGGGCGCTGTCACCAATATTGAGGTGATTATTGGCGGCAGGTCGATTCAGCCTGAGATGGTGGCGATTGTGGACGATATTGCGCGTCAGCGCCGCTCAAGGTACTTGGGTCGCAGGATGGGGGCTTTCTGATGGCAAACTTCACAAGGTGTCTTTTCACCCTTCCCTACCAGATCACGACTGCCACCCAGTTTGAGTTGGTGCTGGGCAACTCTGCTGTGGGTCCTACGACCATCACGGCTACTGCTGTGGCTGGCACCTACTACAATGACCTCGACGTTGATGGGGTAGCTTTGGGCGTCAACCTGCTGTACCACTTGGCCACCCAGCTTGAGGCTGCTGAGCTTGCAGCAGGCACGAACGGCGCTTGGTCGGTCGAGCAACTGTCGGGCACCTACAAAGGGGTCTTCAAGATTCAGCGCGAGAAGGGCGACGCTGCTGATAGTGTCACCAGTCTGGAGGTCACAGGTGGTGAGGTGAGCATGGTGACGTTTGGTTTCAGCACAACCACGGTCGCCCCTGCTGACCCTGTGTCTGACCCCGCAGTGTGGACCGCCACAAACAGGGCACAAGGCTTGTGGGTGATTGACGAGTACCCTGGCTTGTGCGCAGGGGCTGAAGAGACGACGCGCACAACAGTACTCAGTACTACCAGCCCAGACGGCACCACAAGTCGAGACACTTATGGGGACGTGACGCGCAAAACCATCATGCTGATGACACTCCCTGCCGCCAGCGTCTACCAGTTTTATGTGGACGATGCTGATTATGCTTCAATCATCGGCGCTGCCACAGGTGATGTTAACGCCTGCTTTGATGAGTTGAGGCGGCTTTGGTCGCGCCTTGATTCAAGCCTCTACTGCCGCTTCTTTCCTGACATCAACGATCTGTCAGATTACGTCCAACTACAGCCGGGTGCTCAGGACGGCTGGTTGGCCAGCCTTGATGGGGTGGCCTCAAGGGTGTCGGACAGCCCTGTACTCTTTGATATCACGATATCAGCCTTCAAGGTGGTCTGATGCCAAGGTACTTGCACGCAATCAAGATCGAGGGGCTGGGCGACACAACAGCCTCAGCCACCGACCAGCGCTATCGCATTTGTTATGCGCGCAACTTCTTTGGTGACGCGGCCACAGCAGATCCTGACGGGCTGTTCATTGACGGCTTGCAGATGTGGCCCTCTGAACTGAGCGCTGACGTTGACTTCAGAGACGGTCGCGCCACCATATCCACCCAGACCTTTGACCTTAGAGCCACGACTCAACTGAGGTCGCTGCTCTATAGGTTGAGACACGGGGTCGTGGCGCGCTTGATTGCTGACATGACGGCCATTCAAAACACCATCGACCTCGACACGGCAGGGATTGATGGCACGGTCTACTTGGAGCGTGAGGCGTTGGTCGTTGATGGCTCAAGCCAGACCACCATCTCTGGAGGATACCGCTACAATGTGACGAGGGCAGTGTTAGGGACGTATGCGCCCAGTCATGGGGCTGACACGACTGACGACGTTGAGGTCTTCCAAACTCTCAACACCTTGGCAGGACGCCTGATTCAGCTTGTCAGGGTGCCGCTCGACACGGTTGACGCTGAGGCCGATGAGTCAGTGCTGTGGTCTGGGGTGGTCAGAGACATCGACACAGACGACACAGGGCTGAGCTTCACCATCAACGCTGATGGTTTGTTGGGGCTGATTGATGCCCAGCAGATCCTCTCAGATCGCTGTCAGGGCACGATGATTAATGCCTTGCTTGATGGGCAGCGCCCTCGACTTGACAGTTTGGTCGCCACCATGTTGACGCAGGAGGCACCAGCCGCAGGCTCAGGGGTGGTCAGCGATCCGACCCAAGCCCTCTTCATGCTGGGCGAGGACGCTGTTATTAAGGGGACATATACCGCGATTGACCAAGGCGCGAACTTCTACCTGCACATGCTGGCAGACCCAGAGACGTTCGCTGGGCGACCCCTGCCTGAAGACATGTCCACTTACAAAGACACGGACACAAGGGAGGTCTTCAGCACTCGCGCAGATAGTCCAAGTAATGTGGACAGTGGTAGTATTGGCGACAACACCCTGCCCCTGTCCAGCCACCCTGGCAAGCTCATCCTTCAACTCTTGACGACGACGCGCAACGATAACGTGGCTGGTCCTAATGGGTCCTATGACCTTGGCATCAACGCCTTGGCTGGCAACGTCCCCGCCAACTACGTCGATGTCGATGGGATTCTGAGGTGGGGGGATGAGGTTGGGGTATCACTTGATGACGTGTTCTTCTTTGAGTCTGAGAGTGTGAGGTTAGGGGACCTCATCAATGAGATTCTGCGGCCACTTCTCTCAGCGATGGTGTCTTTGCCCTCTGGCCAACTGAGCATCATCAGGCTCAAAGACAGCGCCGAATATGGCAGTGGTTTGACCTTGGTCCAGAGTCAAGTCAGGGAGGCTCAGATCATCCACAGCCGCAACTTGGTTGATGCGATTGACAAGGTTGAGCTTGAGTACAGGCTTGAGCCTGGGCTGCCACCACACCGCATCACAGCGCGAGACACCATCAAGTATCGGCGGCAGCCGCCTGGGGAGCACAACAGCCTGAGCTTGAAACTCAGGGGGACAAAGAGGCGTGACGTTGCGACACAGGTCATTCAGACCATCATTCAGCGCTACCACGATCCAATCCCTCTGTTGTTCGTTGAGTGCCTGCCCACAGCACAGTTCGACTTGGGCGATGTAATCAGCGTGACCCACGACCTCATCCCTGCTGGTGATGGGTCTAGGGGTCGTGTTGGTGCAGCGATGCTGGTGGTCAGTAGGCGCGAGGTCTTTACAGGTGAGGTTGGGGGTGTTGGTGATCACGCTGTGATCTATGGGCTGTTGGATGTCGGCTTGATTCACCCAAGGGACGGCTGGATTGCGCCATCAGGCGAGGTCGCCTCAGTCACCTCAGCCTCAGTGTTTAGTATTGCGGCCAACACCTTCACTGAATCAGGGGGATCAGGACCTTTTGATTCTGACATTGAGGGCTTTAGCATAGGTGACGCGATTGACATCATGGATGAGTTTGGCACTCCCAAGGATACTGGGCTGTTTATTGGGAACATTGTCGGCAACCAGATCACGCTGACTGCGCCATCCAGCCCATCTGTGGCTGTGAGTGACATCATCAGGCCGAGTGCCTATGCTCAGTGTGTGACGCAGCAACAGGACGACTGGGTGTTCGTCGCTGACGCTGACGACGAGTTGAACACAGACCTGCCCAAGACGTACAGGGCTTAGTACTGGGTAATAAAATGGCCTTCAAGAAGTTGGACAGTGCAGCCGTTGACTTGACCCTCAGCAGACCACTTGACGCCTTTGTGTCACAGCAGATGGCCGAGAATGGGGTCGTGGCGCATGACGAGAGGGGCAGGGGTGCTGGGATGAGCTACGGCTCAGACGCTCGTCCAACCTTGGCCAGCGCTGGTCTGTCAGCCGTGCCCCTAAGCCCTTGGTACATCAGCCCCAACTGCACAGAACTGACGCTCAAGCTCAGGGGGCTGGCCAGTCTTGATGGTGCTGGTAGCACAGCGCTCAATGTCAGGATCGCCCTGATGACTATGGCAGGGGCGATCTACGATAATCTGGACATGACCCCTATCCTCGACGACGCTTCAGACCAAGAAGTCGAGTTGACCTTTGATGTCACCAACTTGTCTGGTGAGGCGGTCGTCCCTTGGCTGGTGTTTCAGTCTGAACTAAACACGGGCAACCAAGCCAGCGATGACAGGCACGCTAACGACATCTCAGCCAACCGCTACAAGATTGACCTTGGCAGCACACTCGCAGCCACCTTTGACGACACTAAAAGATGGCAGATGACCTTTAGTGAAGACAGCACAGGCACATCCCCTGCCGACGTGTACCAGTACCAAGGTCCTGTGATGATCGTCTATGAGAACGGGCACGATGAGGTCTATGTGCTGCCCAAGCTCGATAGACGACTGATCGCCTATCAGCAGTTCAGGATTACCATCACTGAGATTGGTCGGTTCTTGTTGTACGGGTGGAGCCTGACTGAGACCGCCTTCACCTCACCATCATCCCAACAAGACGCCTTCAGACCTGGGATGATCCCTCGTGCGCGCAACTACTCTGAGGTCTATAGAAGGCAACGGTCTTTGTCTGCTGAGCGCACAAGAGTGGTCAATGTGGGCGGCTCGCCAGATGTGCGCGACAGTGGGCGCATGTGGGGCATGGCCGACTACTATGAAGAGTCCACCTATCTTGACGCCTACATGGCTGTTGGGGGTGAGCTACCAACATACAAGGTCAACACTCGCGTAGCCGCCACCAAGTACAGACGCAGATATAGGGTGCTGGCCCTCGTCGTCGGGTCAACGACCGACAGAGAGGCAAAGAGTTTCAGGGTGAGACTGCGCGCCACCCTTGAGGATATTGGCGGTGGGAGTGTGGCCACCCCTGGGGTGTCAGGTCCTGTCGTTGACGTGACCCCTTTGAGTGGCGCGGGGATAGGCATCAATGAAACAGCCGACCGACTGTACTTCACCTTTGCAGCGGCAAACACCCAGCACCTTGACGGCACTTGGCGCTACTCAGATGTGCTTAATGGCACGCACGGGCTGAGGCTGATTGATGCGTCCTTTGAGGAACAGGCAGCCAGCCAAGCTGACGTGACACGATTGCTGCGCCTTCAACTCAGGGGTGAGGACATCGAGCCAGCCATCAGTAATGGCACGGTCGATCCAAGCATCGTCCTGTATTATCCAGCCTGCACAGTGCTGGTGGGGGAGGGCTTCTGATGACGATTCAAAACAACACCTACTTCCGCATCATCGGCTCAGTTGCTGATGAGACTGGGGCTGGCCAAATCAGTGTCGCTGATGGTGTGAACATTATTGGCGGTGGCGCAGTTGATGAGCAGCAGATTCTTTTAGAAAACTCAAATCACGTTTATAGCACCACCAACAGACGCGCCCTCCTAGATGTCTGGAGCAAGGGGGTCGTCACAGACTCGACCGTCTCATACATCTACAAGCAAGCCACAGCAGCCATCGTGACCTTTGATATCGCTCTTGAGTCACCTGCCTTGGTGGGGGTCGAGCGGCAGTCAGTGACTTGGGTGGCGCGCTACCAAGGTCAGATCAAGGTCGAGGTCTACAGGACTGACACTGGGGCTTTGCTCAGCGGGTACACTGGTGGCGCTGAGATTGCGCCAGTCACTGAAAGTCAGACCCAAACATGGAGTACTGTCCAAGACGTTTTTATCAGAGTCTCGATGGCACCAGTGCCCTCGTCCACAGACGCGATCCTGTGGGGCTTTCGAGCCCTTGAGGACCAGACAAGCCTGTGACCTTGTGCAGGTCACATGATGTTTTACATTTACCCTGACTTGAGGGTTACACCCTCGCCCCTGATCACACCGATCACACCATGATCGGTTATTACTCAGTAATAAGGGGCACTTTCAAAAGGAGGCCATCATGGCTAGAGTCATAGCGCACGTCGTCCCCAACTCCCTGTCTATGGAGCAATCCATCGTTGATGTGCTCACCTCTGATATGGAGGTGTTGGCGGCTGGGACACGCAAGTACCTGCTGCTTCAAAACATCGGCGCAAACACGATTTACCTCACCTTTGACGGCGACACCGCCAGCGCCACCACAGGCTTCAAGGTCGTGGCTGGGGGCAGCATTGAGTTTGTCGCTGCCGTCCCAAGCGGTCAGATTCGTGGTATCGCTGACACGGCCACCACCAAACTCGCCGTGCTGGAGGGGTGATGCGCCATGCCATTCTTAGACTTTGGGATCACCCCTGAATCAGGGGTTAAAGGTCCTTACACAGACTACACCACAGCCCTTGCAGCGCTCAGGGCTGATGCTGGTGCCAGTGACGGTGACATCTATCAGCTTGATGATGGGAGTACCTTTGCAGCCTTGACAGGTGATCTTGGCTGGCTGGTGCCACCAAGGGCATATGAGCGCATCAGTGGGCTCGTCACCAATGCCACAGGTAACGCCGAATTTGCCAAAGCTGACGCGCTGGTTGATGTGACGGACAGGGGCTGGGCAGCGGTGCTTTCAAGTGGCACCGTCACTAAAAGCGCGGGCGCTGCCTTGATCGTGAACAGCGGGACGCCGCAAACCAAAACTGCCACGTTTCAATTTACCCCGACAACTGCTGTCACTAAGGGTCTGTTTATTTTCAAGATCACGGGTATTACAGGCTCGGTGATGGCGAATGGGAACGTGTTTATAAACACTGGATCAATTTCGATGCGTCTGACGCTGACAAGATCCGCCGCAGGTGGGATCGACCTGCTCAGTGCCTACAACACTGTAGAGCCGGATAGCAGGGGTGGCTTGACTCATTCCACAATATCAACGCCGATCTGGCTGGCTATTGAGGTTGACGACACCTCGACTACAACACTTCAGCGAGTGTTCCAGCTTGATAGTGACCCCCAGATTGTGGTGGAGAAACAGCACGTCACAACAACGACAGACAGCGCCATTAAATTTTATGCTGTGAACACCACTGGCCCGACACACGAGATTCAGTGTGAAGAGGCTGCCGCCTTCAGGTACAGCGCATGAACATTTATAAATACAGCGAAGACGACTTGCTTAAAGCCGAGAGGGTACAGTTCAAGGCGCTGGCTGGGTACACCATCACACAGGCTGACGCTGCACAGGCTGAGCATCACACAACCGCCACCCTCACCACTATTGAGGGGGTCGGCATCACCCGCATTGACACTGGGCTGACCCTTGACCAAGCCTACTCTGACCTGACTGATGGCTTGACCAAGGCTGAGCTTGTGGTGTTGGGTGACGACCTCGGCCTGAGCCTGTCTGAGACAAGCCTCAAGGCTGAGCTTCTTGACGCCATCTGGGACCATCTGGGGGGCCTTTAAATGCCATTCTTAAACTTTGGGGTCAGCCCTGAATCAGGTGGGCCAAAGGGTCCTTACACCGACTACCAGACAGCCCTTGATGCGCTCAGGGCTGATACTGGCGCGAGTGACGGCGACCTGTATCAGCTTGACAGCGAGCGACTGTTTGTGGCGCTGACAAGCAGCGGTCCTGGCATCCTCATCCCCTCTGACCTCTATCCTCGCGTGTCTGGCTACGTCAGTAACGCCAGTGGTGACGCTCACTTTGTGGTCACTGACACTGAGGCTGAGATCGTGGCTCGCGGCTGGACCATCTCAGAGAACAATGCTGGTGTGGTGTCAGGTGGTGGGGGCTCGCCCTTCAGAACTGACGCAGGCACAAACATCGGTGGCAGCTTTGATAGCGCCGCGATTTCTTTCATCCCAACAGCAGCCCAGACAAGCGTGCTGCTGTTGGTCAAGGCGCAGCCAATCTCAGGCACTCTTAACGGTCAGTCCTTCTTTGTGAGGACACTGACAGGGGCTGACAACTTCCATATCAGCGCCACCAACGGCGCACTTGGATCGTTCAGTGTGCTGCAAAGTGGCACCACCAATCTTGGCTCCGCTGTGGGTGCGGTTCAAAGTGGCACTGATGCAGACTGGTACATCATGTACTGCGACACCACCACACAAACCAACATGACGTACTTCAGGAGGATTGACGACCCTGTTGAAGAAGCGTTGATGGTGGAGGTGACAGACCTGCCATCAACCACAGCAAACTTTGCAGCCTACTTTGGGTGTCAGCAGGGGTCGATTGGTAGCCAGACCGTCCACGATTACTTTGAAGCACACGCACTGGTGACGACATGAGAATCTTCGACACATACGACGAGCCTGAGAAGCCAACCAGAGTGCGCATCAGGGCGACTTCAGGGTATCTGATCACAGTAGGATCGCCACGGCTCGCCCTCTATTGTGCTGTCCCACAGAACGTGGAGCTTGAGGCAGACTCGATTGAGGCGATTGATGTGGGGCTGACACTAGATGAGGCATACTCTAACCTGACCGCCAGCCTGACCAAGGCTGAATTGGTGGTGTTGGGTGATGGGATCGGGCTGAGTCTGTCAGAGACCAGCCTCAAGGCTGAGTTGTTGGCAACCATTTATGAGCATCTGGAGGGCATGGCGTGACAAAGTATATTGAGGTGGGGGCGTGGATTGATGGTCCTCAACCAAGCCCTAGCAACCTGACCAGTTGGGCCAACCAGATTGTCAAAGACTCAGGCATCACCTGCCCGATCATTGTGACGAATGTGGGTGTGAAGCCTCTGTACTTGAGTCGGTGGAAGGTCGATCATCTGAGAGACGCGATTCTAGCTCTTAGGTGCGCGGGTGCGACTCAGGTGGGCATCATGGTCTGGCCAGCAGCCACGGTTGAGGCTGTCGATGCTCTGGTCAAAGATGTGGGCAAGATTTATGGTGAGGGCGCACCTCGCTCTTTAGTCCCTGATTTTGTCTGCATCGACGCCGAGGGGCGGTACAATGCGACTGGGTGGGGACCTGGGGGCGCTGTCTTGGCCGACAGGCTCTGTGATGGACTGGCTGAGGCTCAATCAAAGCACTGCCTGACCTACCTGTCTGTCACTGCCATCCCGCCCAGAAAGGGCATCAGACTGCAAGACGCCAGTCTGTTGCGCCATGAGTCAGTGCATCGTGCGACCCCTCAAGCCTACTCCCAGTACCAAGGACCCAACCACTGGTCGGCCAATCCGTACTTCCGCGTCGGCCCGATTCAGCGCGGTACTTGGGACACATGGTCGCCCCTCTTAGAAGACGGCCACGTTGATATGCTCGTCGCAGGGTCTGCCATCTTTGCTCAGGACCACCCAACAGGACCGACAGGGATTGAGGCTTTGAGACAAGCGGCTGACATCAACATCAGCCTGGGGTATAGACGGATCTGTTATTGGTCTTTCAAGCACTTCAGGTCTGCCTCAAAGCTGCACTCTGAGAGGCGCGGCTTTCTGCGTGAACTGAGCCAAACCCTCTGTCCTGAGCCAACTGAGGGACTGTCCTTTGCAGCAGCCACTGATCGCCTGCTGTACTGTGAGGGCAAGTACAAAGCAGCCAAGAGACCAGGGTGTGTAATCAGGGACGAGGACGTTGTGGCCCACGACTGGATCATGGTCGAGTCTAGTACTGGGTAATAAAAAGAGAGGTTCGAGATGCGCACAAAGGTTAAGCGAGACTGTATGATTGTGGGGCTGTTGGCCGTCACAATCCTCTTCTTGGCAGCCTGCACCAAAGACAGGATGAGTGGTGTTGACTGGGCCGACTTGGCGCGGTCAGCAGCCACCCCTAAGTTTGGGAAGGATGCTTGTGGTCAAACGCTGACTTGGAGCTATGAGCTTGGGCGGTGGGAAATCAAAGGGGGCAAAGAGGTCGTGGCTGAGAACAACACTGTTGTTCGCATCGACTGTGACGTGCCACCCAAGACCGACCAATGAGAGGGTACAGGAGGGGACAGAGATGGATGAGAAAGAGAAGAAGGGTGGACCGCTCGACCTCGATGGTGACGGTAAACAAAGCACGAACGAGACGGTGCTGGGGGTCTCGCTTGTATGCGTGGGCGGTGCGCTGACCGGATACCTCATGTATCTGATCGCAACAGGATCGGTCGATGGTAACAACGTCGAGCCGCTGTTGGCGGTACTCGCGTGGATTACAGGGACTGAGGGCATGAAACGCCTGAAAGGGGGGTCAAAATGAGTGAGTCAAAACAGGACCAATTCATCTCAGTAGAGACCAAGGCGGCTGTCTGGGGGCTCATCATAGCTGCGATGACGGGCTCTGGTGTCGGAACCACCATCAGCCTCTACAATGCGCCGGATCTTGAAATCGCCAAGAGAGAGGCTGTCGATATTGCCCTTGAGAAGATGAGGGCTGAGGTGGATCGAGAGATTGCGCCGATGCGGTCTAGGCTTGAGCGGATTGAAGAGAAGTTGGATCGGCTCATTGAGCGGGAGCAGTGAAGGGCTCTTGGTCCTTTGGTCGCCAAGGGACCAGCCCACCATCCTCATCAAAGGTCGGCTCTGCGCCTTTGTACCAGCGCTCCATGAGGTGAGCGTCAGCCTTGCTGGGCACGTCAGGGGTGAAGACCTGCATGTCGCGCACCATGACTTCAGTCAGTCGCTTGGCGGCTGCTCGTGCCTTGGTCAGATCGGCAGGGCACTCAAGCATGATTTCATCATGGATAAAGGCCACAGGGCGGCAGCCGTACAAAGGGCTGTCAGTCTTGACAAAGCACTCTTCTGTGACGCTCGCCAGAGCGAGCCTAGCGCCGTCAGCCGTCAAACCCTGGAAGTAGGTGTTGCAGCCGTTGCAGTACGTCAGACCACCCCTCTGACGCCCTGAGCGGTGTTGTGTGGCCGTGAAGCGTCCACCACCCAACTCGACCCGTCGCCCAATCTCATCGAAGTACAGACGCATCTCAGGCCACCAGCCCAGCCAAGCATCCTTGAGGCTCTTGGCTTGGTCAAAGTCGATGTCGAGTCCCCAGCTTGTGTTGGCATATGTGACAAAGGTCTGGGGACCGAGACCACCCGGCAACCCAAAGTTGAGCGCTTTCATCAACTGACGTGTGTCCTTGAGTTGCTTGTCGCCAGCCTTGTGACGGCGATATGCCTCTTTGTAGTCGAGGTTGAGCATCTGCGCCGCTGCCAAGATGTGCAAGTCCTCGCCCCTCTTGACTGCCTCAGCCATCTCACTGTGGCCAAAGAGGTCGAGCAGGACCTGAGCAAGGCTGGCAAGCTCTGCGACATGGTAGTCAGCAGCGAGATACCACCAGCCCTGTCGCGGCACAAAACATTCTCGAACCCCACCCTTTCTTGGTTGGTTCTGGACGTTGGGGTTTCTACAGGTGGTGCGCCCTGTCTCAGCCAGATAGTAGCGAGGGTGCAGAGGGCCAGCAGTCCCTGACTTGAGTAGCGGCACATAGGTGCTGAGCAGCTTGTCACTGTTGCTGATGTCGGCCAAGAGACCAAGCATGGGATCGTCTGACTCGCGCAGAGTCTCTGTGTCGGCCTTGGTCTTGTCTGACCCAGCCTCGCGCTGCTTGGCGGTCTGAGGGGCGTCCTTGCCCTGAGCCTCAAAGGCTGCCCTGACTCTTGAGTAGATGGCCGCCATGTCCTTTGAACCAGACTTCTTGAGAAGACCAGCAGCCTTGAGCTTTTCTTTGGCCTCGGTCACTTCTGCCCTCAAAGACTTCTCAAGCGTCTCGACCGCCTCAAGGTCACACACCATCCCTCTTGCTGATGTCAGCGCGAGACTGTACTGGCTGAGAATCTTGAGGCCAGTATCAGCAGGCTCATCGTCCAGAGCCAGATACACCCTGTCTGTACCCACAGCATCAGCCAAGGCGTAGTCTTTGGCGGCTTGGGGGTATTGGTGGAAGGGGACGCCCTCAAGCTCGTGGTATCGAAGCCGCCAAACGTCAGGACCTTTCTTGCCCTCACGCTCAACGCCCAACAGGTCAAGCTCAAGCTCAGCGAGACTGAAGGTCGGGCGCTTCTTGAGTCGGGGGTTGAACTTCAACTCGTCGCGTGCAATCGCTTGCATCTGAGACTGAATCCAAGTGTCCTTGATGCGACCCTCTTTGAGGGCTGCCCAGACCTTAGAGTGGGTCACACCAGCAGCCACCATCACGCCCAAGTCGAAGCCTGCGCCATTATGTGAGACGAGGGTGTGGCCAGCATCAAGCCAAGACTCGAACATCTCAACTGCGCCCTCTTTGAGGGACAAGCCTTGGGGGTCGCCACCATCCTCTACCCACGTCAGGCAGACGAGTCTAGGGAAGGGCTGACCTGATTGGATCTGGTAAGTTTCTGTGTCGAATGAAATGCGTGTCACTGTGGCCACCTCTCTATTACTGGGTAATAAGGTCAAGGGGATGTGCGAGACGGTATAGACAGATGACTGGGCCACAGTACGCTGATGATCTATGACCACTGCCTCGCACGCCCTCTTGACCCCCTGACTGTTGCAGTCAGAGAGTCGGGGCTCAGTGTCAGAAAGCGGGTGGGGCGATGCTGCCGTTCAGGGGGGAGGGCTCAGGCTTGAGGCCGAAGTCAGCCAGCGTCTGGTCAGCCTCGCAGTAGTCCCAGTTGAACTTGGTGAACTTGCCTCCAGACTTGGTGTCGAGCAGGATGCCAGTGGCGCGAACCCTGAAGCCAGCGAGGGGGTTCTCAGAAGAGACGATGGTGTTCATCTCTTCCTCGGTGATGTTGGCGTCAGGGCTGGGGTCGAAGGCAGTGGCGAAAGCCTTGAGGTTGCCGAGCGCGCCTTGACGGTTCGGCTTGTCCATGTCCTGCAACCAAGTCACCTGCTGGCCAGGGTAGTGCTTGGTGTTGTCAGTGTCGATGACCGTCAGTTCAGCCACAAAGTAGTACTTGGAGGGGTTCTTCTGCGACTGCTGGAGCTTGCAGCGGTCAACCCTCAAGATGTGCTGACCGGGCTCCAAGTAAACTCCCTGCTTGGTGACTTGCGCGCTGTTGATTCCAGAAAAGATGCTCATGGGTTTATTCTCCTGTGTTGAGCTTATCCTGATCACACTCTGATCAGGTCAGGTACAATTATAGGCGATATTTGACGTGTGTCAAGTGACTTTTGTTTTTGTTGCGTACAATAACTTCTGAGTGTTGCCCGTGCTCGCCTCGATATATCTGGCTTCTCTCACAGCCTTTCTCAGGCTATCCTTGAAGGTTTGGTGGTGTGCGTACACGAACATCACCACCTCGTCAGCCTGCTGACCTTGCCTGTGCGACCGACCCAACAACTGTTCCCAGACCAGCCCACCAGAGGGTGGGGCGATGACGAGGGCTTTTGACCAGCCTTGCAGGTTCTTGCCCACACCATGAGCTTTGATTGACATGGCGCAGGTATGGGGGGTTAAGGGGGGTGAGTCACCAGCCCCATAAACTGGCCAGCCCCAAGACCTCAGCAACTCACCGACAGCCTGAGAACTGTACCACAGGATGACGGGCTCTGACTGAGTGTTGGCCCAGTTGGCTGCGTGCCTGACCAGATAGTCGTCAAGCCAGATGGTCTTGGTGGGGGGTGGTGGCGTGTCGGTATAAGGCAGCCATCTTTTGTAGGCTCTATGAATTGGGTCGTTAGCGCCAGACTCAAGTTGTCGCTCGACCTCTTTGGCCACAAGGGTTGGCGAGTCAAAGCCAGTCCTAGCTTCAGTACTGAGTACTGCCCTGACGTGCCTCGACCAGCTTGAGCGAGCATCCATGTAATCGTAATCAGGGATGCCGTCTGGCCAGTCCCACTGATAGAAGAACCCTTGGGTGACGTGCTGCTTGGCCCTCCAGACGCTCGCATCGTCCACCAACACCTCACCAGACAGGTCCTCGCCTGATTCGATGGTGGTCAGGGCGTCGTTGATTATAGGAGGGATATTGACATCAGTGATGCCCTCGATGACCAGACTTGTGCCCAGCGAGCCGACATCTGAGGCGACGACACCTGGGGTCCTCCTGAGCCTATGTTGAAATGTGCGCCGACACCTTTCTTGTTGCGATGTCCCCTCAACTTTTGGGTCAACAGGCATGAAGCGCTCAAAGTCGTGCTGGGTTGGGCGACCGTCAGAGTCTAAGACTTGGGACCAAGCCTCAAGATCGTGGGGGTCGCGGGGCAGGGGGGTGTTGTCACGTAACGCCATCTCAGCGAGGTGGGCGAAGTCTTTGACACTCTTTGATGTCATGGTGCCAGAGAGGGGGACAAAGATGGTTGTTGGGTTGGACTGCATGAAGCGCACGACCCTCTTTGTGCGTGCGCTGTCCATCCTCTTGAGTTTGTGGGCCTCGTCGCAGACCAGCACGACCTTTGAGTGGCCTTTAGAGATGTCGCTCAAGAGGCAGGTGGTTGTGGGCTGGGACAGGGCTGCATACGACATGACGTGGGTACGGGGGACCCAGAAATGGCGACTCAACTGATTCAGGACATTTCTCAAATTGTCGAGGGTTGAGGCAGGGGCGAGGATGATTGACAGGTCAGCCTTGAGAGCAGAGCCAGACAACACAGCAATCCACGACTTACCCCAGCCAACGCCAATCGGGCCAAACAGGCTGTTGTGTTGGGTCAGGCTCGACAGGGCTTGCCGTTGAATCTTGTTGAGGGTCAAGGGGCAGTCTGGTCGGCGCTGGATAGAGGTCTGGTCAAACGAGTCGTCGGCCTCGACTTGAGGCAGGTCGATGATGCGCTGAACCTCAGTTTGGCGCGCAGGGCCAGCCGACCGTTCTTTGAGTTTGGCCAACAGGCTCATAGCGCATAGTCCTTTGTGATGTTCTTGCTGACAAACTTGTAGAGTTGGACGAGACGTTCAGGCAGGTCGCCAGCTTTGTTGTGCTTGAAGATGCCAGCCTGCGCGCAGTTGAAGAGGGTGTAGAGGCTGACGTAGCGCGGCTCATACTTCTCAAGCTGCTTGAAGGCTTCATTAGCTTGTGTGCTGGTCAAGATGTCACGACCTCTCAACACCCCAAGAATCCCATAACAACTGTCGCGGGTGAACTTGATGGGGCGGAACAGGCTGAACTGACGACGGACCTGGGCGAAGTGGCCTTTGAAGGCATATATGGTCCTATCGACAGCCTCTTCAAACTTGGGCTGGATGTCTTGGCTTCTGAGGCTGAGACTGATGAACGACTCAGGGGAGAGGGTCACAGTATCATAGGTGGGCAGGTAGACGCCCGAAGCCAGGGTCAAAGCATAGTCGCCGTTATAAGCCATCCTGACAGCCAGCGCCCCTCGATGCTCACCATTCTTGGTCGCAAGGATGATGCAGCCAAAGAAGTTTTGGCCATGTCGGCTGACGCCATACCTCGCTGAGTAGACGATGTGCTCAGGCATCAGTTCTTTGGACCGATCCTCAAGGTGAGTCATGGCGTCATGGTACAAGATGGGCGAGTAGGTGGAGGTCTTGCGTGGACCGGGTATCTGGCGGACTGACTCTAAAGTTGTGTTGAACACCTTTGGCATTGGTTCACCTCTAGGGCTTGGCTGATTTAAATCTAAATCTAAATCTAAATCAGCCTTGATTTAAATCAGGCGCTGACCACCACATCGAAGATGGCAGTCAGCGTCTCTCTGATAGGCAGGGGGATGTCAGCAGGGACGACGAGGGCAGCAGGCAACTCAGGCTTGCTCATCTCAATCACACTGGCCAACAGGGCAGGACCCTTGCCATAAGGCACCAAGTGATAGCTGGGCACGCCCTCACTGCTGACGACACGCTGAGCATAAGGGCGGCTGAACTCAGCCCACTCGACCACATTGAGCAGGTTGGTGGGGCGGCAGCCGATGTAGAGGGTCGAGGTCGCAGGCTCGTCTCGAACCGCCTGAGACCTAAGACGCTCATTCTCAGCCTTGAGCAGGGACATCTCAATCTTGAGTTGCTTCAACTCAAGCTCAAGGCTGAAGGCTGACTCTTCTTTTGCCTTCAAGATGGCTGAGGTCAAGCGGCGCTTAGGCGCAGGCTCAGGCTTAGATTCAGGCTCAGGCTTAGATTCAGGGGCAGGGGCGTCCTCTTTATTACTGAGTAATGAAAGCTGGGGGTCGTCTGCGGCTTCAACCAACACGTCGTCGCTGTGCTCAGGGTGCAGGTCGCCATCCGTCAAGAGGCAGGTCAAGAGGGGCACCAACTCGTCGCGCACGTCCATCCTCTTGAGACCAGTAGGAGGCTGGCCAGTGAGGCAGAACTGCTTGGTCTTGCCAGAGATGAGCTTGTCGGCCACTCGCGCCTTCTCTTGGTCAGACAGGCTGGACAGGATCTCAGCGACCTTCTCAAACATCTCTGCCTTCTTGAGCTTGGAGGCAGGGGTGCCGTCAGGCATGAGGGGTCCAGAGGACTTGGCAGCCTTGGCGGCAGGCTCAGGGATCGCAGGGATGTCGAAGGGACCAGCGCCGTCAGGCGGGTTGACATCTTGAGCCGTGGGCAGGGCGAACTGAGCGGGTGGGGGGACGGCAGGTTGGCTTTGGGTCGTTTGGGGCTGGTCAGAGGGCGCTGAGCCAATCAAGAACTCCCTGACAGACTTGACCCAGAGGACACTGATGGCTTCAAGCGTCTTGGGCTCAGCCTTGTCGTAGCAGCGCTTGTAGGCAGCCTTGAGGGTGTCGTCGTTGCTGATGAGGGGTCTGGCCCACATGATGGCAGCCTCGTGGTCAGCAAAGACGGCAGGGGGGGCAGGGTGGCCTTTGGCCTCAAACCACTTGTGGTAGGCAGAGGGCTCTTTGGTAGGGGCGGGTTGGGCGATGTTGCCAGCCTTGCGCTGCTTCAGACGTTCTGCAAATGCGTTCATTTTGTTACTCTCCTCAGAGTTAGTAAGGGCAATCATTTTGCCAAAAGAACCAAGGGTGTCGCGCCCCATGTTGGCGCATTGGACTTTGAAGGGGCAGCCGCCATAGGCGCTGCAAGCGTTCAGGTTGTAGGGCACATCCTCACCAGCGATCACGCTGTGATCAGCCATCTGCTGTGACGTTTGGACAAGGGACGCCCAAGCCTTGTCGATCTGGGCAGGGGTGAACCTGACGGCTGTCTGCTTTGAGGCAGGCGTGCCCTTTGTTCGATAGTAGATGTGCCTGAAGGTCAGGGTGTCCTGAAATTCAGGGATGCTCTCAAAGGCGTACCGACTGTAGATGATGGCTTGGGGGTCGTGACGCAGTTGTTCCTCAGACTTGGTGTACTTGAAGTTGCCTGTCGTCTTGTGGTCGGTGATGGTGGCAGCCGCGTGCTCAACCAAGTCGATGACGCCGAGCATCTTGACGGGCATGTCTGGGGGTTGCCAGTTGACCCGCATCTCGACCCCTTCAGGTCTAATACTGAGTACTGGGGGCAAATACTTGAGTCCTGGCTTCAAGATTGGGTCGTCAAGCGACTCGATATGACCCTTAAAATAAGACTCAAGTATCGAGTGCTTCTGCGACCCAAGGATGGCTGACGGGTGCTGAGGGGTGGGCAAGCCACCAATCTTGTTCAGCCACCACTTGGTAGGGCACAAACGATAAGTGGATATCTGGGAAGCACTTGTGTTCTTCCAGACCTTCTTGGGCTCAAACATCGTCACATCTAAATCCTCCTGTTGTCGAATCAAATCAAATGACTCGTCCCATATTATAGGGACAGGGCTGCTCAAAGTCAACGATCATTTATTTTGGGCTGACCAAAAGAAACGTTCCTTTACCATGCCCTGACATCACTCTTGGCATGACAACCACACACCAGACCGCCCATCCATCAGCCCTGTAGGCTGTCTTTTGACAACACTTCTCCACTTCTCCACCACTTCTCCACCCACAAGTCCACCGCCCCGATGCCGCTATGACGAGGTTAAAAGGCCAAAAGTGGAGAAGTGGACTTATTTTCAAAAACTTTCGCATATGAGAGCTTGGGGGAGGTAGGATTGTGGGTATAGGGACGACGTGTATTATAGAGACTGCAAGCCAAAATAAGTCCACTTCTCCACTTTTTCGCCTTTGAGCCCGACTGTGACGGGCTTAACTGCGGTGGACTTAGTTCACAAAAGGCGTGGAGAAGTGGACTTGTGCTGCTGACGCCCTCATTTGGGGCAGGGGTGATTCTGGTCAGTAAATATTTCATTAATGGTTACTTGACGTATGCAGTGTGCTGTACTACTATTGACCTGCTGCTGGTAGTAGCAGCCAACAACAACAAGAGGTGTGAACGATGAGAGTTGAAGAGTGGTTGAGGGCGACGAGCAGTAAGGCGTGCCGCCTTGCAGACAGACTGGGGGTGACTAGAGCGAGTGTCAGCAGGTGGGTCACGGGCGTTTCACGTCCTCGCCCTGAGACCTGCATTGAGTTGTACCATCTGACAAACGGCGCTGTGGGACTCATGGACTACTACCCTGAGTTGGTTGATGCTGTCATGCGCGAAGTGGAGGAATGGCACAATGACTGAGATGACCGAATCATTTGTTACTGTTTGGGAACATAAGAAGTACAAAGGCTGGGAGGACGGTGGCGACCCGTCCACGTTGGTGCAGCACGATGTTGTGCAGTTGATTGCAGCGCTTGAGGCCATCTACAACACTGACGCGCACTTCGTGCCCTACTTCATTGAAGGCGAGTCGTCAGCCCCTCGCATCAACAAGAGCGCCATCAAGGACAGGACAACTGGCGAGTTGGCTGATGGGCGCACGATGCTCTACAGCGCCCTCGTCTTTGACGTGGACATGCCCTCAGAAGTCAAGGACGACGAGGACGCGCAGGCTGACTGGGCCGACGAGCAGTGTGACCTGATTGAGACGCTGCCTGACGAGTGGCTTGACACACACGGCTTCTACGCGACGAGGGGCGGCTACCGCCTCATCTGGCGATTGCCAGCGCCGCTGCCTCCTGCCGCGTGGGACGACTACCGACAGAGGATGACCGCTGCCCTGACCGCTCATGGCATCATGGTTGACCCGGCCACCAAGGACTTGACCCGCTGCTACAGGCTGCCCCGCGTCGTCAGAGATGGTGTCCAGCAGGACCACGGTCACGACTTCGACGGCTTGGCCAACGTCCTCGACCTGTCCACCATCCCCAAGTCAGTACCCAGTAATAAAAGTGTCACTGATCACAGTGTGTTCGCTGGGATTGAGAAGGCCGGACCCAAGAAGTTCAAGCTGTCAGAGGGGGGTCGCAACGACGAGATGATGTCGTGCCTGGGCTGGTTCCGCGACAGGGGGTTGGACGCGGACCAGTTGAAGGTCGTGGCCACTGCCTTCAACAGCCTCAACGACGTGCCTCTGCTTGAGGATGAGGTTGACAGGTGCATCAAGCAGGCTGTGAAGTGGACGCCCACCACAGACATCAACACGCCCACGACGGTCAGCACTGTGACGGACAGCAGCAAGCAGCTTGCTACCGCCAAGTGGTTTCTGACCAACCACTTTGGTCGCAGCGACACCCAGTTGGTCTATGACGAGGGGTGGCTGTGGCGCTATGAGCCCTCGACGGGCGCGTGGGAACTGTGGGAGGGCCATCACACCACCCAGTTGCTGGGGCACATGGACAGCAAGCTGAAGTACCAGACTGGCGTGGATGCTCAAGGACAGCCCAAGTACAAGAAGATTCATTGGCAGCAGTCAGACACCAAGGCGCACCACACACTCTTCATGGACCACAGCCACAGAAAGGGCTTCTTCAAGGACGCCCCTCATGTTGTGGCCTTCAACAACGGCGTCGTTGATGCCTCCCTCAACTACTACGATCACAACAGGGACTTCCGTCAGCGCTACAAGCTGGCGTTTGATTGGGACCCTGCTGCCACCTGCCCAGCCTTTGACAAGTTTCTGTCTGAGGTCGTCAGCCCTGAGTGTGGCCAACTCATCAAAGAGTGGATCGGGGTCGCCCTGCTCGGTCAAAGCCCTAGCTTTGCCAAGGCGTTGATGTTGGTGGGTGAAGGCGCGAACGGCAAGAGCACCTTGCTTGATGTGGTCAGCGCGATGATCCCCGACGAGTTCCGCTCTGCCCTCACACCTCAAGCCCTCGCCAAGGACTCCAACTATGCCCTCGCTCGTCTGGCTGGTCGGCGCATCAACTTGGTCAACGAGGTGGATGACGAGTGCATCTTGAAGTCGGGCGCGATCAAGGCCATCTTCTCCGGCGACGAGATCACCGCGAGAAACCCTTACGAGAAAGCCTTTGAGTATCGCCCCTGCGCGGGACACGTCTTTGCAGCCAACTCCCTCCCAGCAGTCAGGGACCAGTCAGACGGCTTCTGGCGTCGATGGATCGTGGTGCCCTTTGAGCGAACCTTCAAGAAGCATGAGCAGGACAGGACGCTGGGTGACAAGCTGGCCGCCGAACTGCCTGGGATCGCCAAGGCGTGCCTTGAGGCTGGTGCCGCTGCCCTCAAGAGGACGGGCGCTGACAGGGGCTACTCAAGCTCCCCTGCCGCAGAGAAGACCCTGCACAACTGGCGCTTCGACACCGACAGGGTTAAGCAGTACCTCGCTGAGCGCACTGAGATCGTTGACCTTGAGACAGAGGGCAACAAGGCATGCGTGGGGTGCAGGACGATGTATAAGGACTTCGTGAACTATTGCAGCGAGACTGGAGTCAAACACGTCTTGCAGGAAAAGAAGTTCTTTGAGCGAGTGCGCAGGGAGGGCTTTGAGATGAGGAACACAAACAAAGGGTACAAGTTCCCTCTCAAGCTCAAGCCGATGACGTTCCACTAGCCGATCACACCACGATCAGTACTGAGTACTAGTGCTGGTCGTGGTGTAGGGGCTTCCCTTACGATATTATCTGATTATATTGTGGGGGTTGAGACTGAGGTGAGACATGAGCAAGAGCAGAGTAAGCGAAACAAGTGAGCAGATTAAGGTGGTGTGGGAGTTGCGGCGACTCAAGCTACTCTTCACATCCACCCTGAACGGTGAGCGACTGAGGTCAAAGAGCCAAGCCAAGCGAGTCAAGGCCGCTGGTATGGAGAAGGGGGTGCCAGACCTACTCATCTTCGAGCCTCCTGAAGGCAGCCCCTATGTGGGCGTAGCCCTTGAGATGAAACGCGAGGGTGGGGTCAGGTCTGATGTGCGCAAAGAACAACGCGAGTGGATGGCACGCCTTCAATCTTTTGGTTGGGCGTGTATTGTTGGTTATGGGGCGCGAGATGCTTTGACCAAGCTGTGTGCTCTAGGCTATGACGTAAGGGTCTAGGAGGTGTGTATGCCAGGGGGACGCCCATCAAAACTGACGCCCGAAGTTCAGGCGAAAATCATTGAGGGCATCCTCAGTTGCCTGCACCAAGTATCTGCCGCCAAGCTCGCTGGCATCTCAGAGACGACCTTCTACAACTGGGTCAAGCGCGGCAAGAAAGAGACTAAGGGCAGGTATCGGGAGTTTGTGGTGGCCTTAAAAGAGGCCGAGGAACAGGCTCAGAAGAACCTTGTGGACAACATCAAGCGCGACGACTACCAGAAGACTCGCGGCTGGCAACGCTGGGCGTGGATACTTGAGAGACGATGGCCGGAGCGCTGGGCTCGTCTGAAAGAAGACCAAAACATAAAAGAGGAAATCGTCGTTGATTTGGTTGGGCATGGCGACTGATTTAAATCAAAGATTCAAGATTTAAATCAAGGATGTAATCATGGCAAGACTCATCGCAGCCCCACACAAGATTCAAAACGACTTCCTCCTAGACCCTGCACGGCTTAGACTGTTTGTTGGGGGCATCGGCTCAGGCAAGACTTGGGCAGGTGCCATCGAGGTTATCAGGCAGCCAGCAGGGACCCGCGTCATGGTCGTCGCGCCAACCTATCGAGTCTTGAAGGACGCGACCCTGCCTGCTTTCATGGAAGCGGCGCAGCCCTTTGTGTCCAGCCATCGACGCGCTGAACTGACCACTACGCTAATTAATGGCACTGAAATCTTGTGGAGGACCGCGACCGAGCCTGACAGGTTGAGAGGCCCCAATCTGGGCGCGATCTGGATTGATGAGGCAGCCATGATTAGGAGTGCTGAGGCATTTGAAATCTTGGTGGGTCGCCTCCGCCTCAACCCAGGGCGGCTGTGGGCGACGACGACACCCAAGGGTTTCAACTGGCTGCACGACTTGGCTCAAGACAGCGCCGTGTCTGTTTTCCATGCCTCGACCAAGGACAACACCGCCCTGCCTCCAGACTTCTATAATTTTGTAGAGGGGCGCTACACGACTGAGCTTGCCCAACAAGAGCTTGAGGGCAAGTTTGTGGACTTGAGTGGCGGCCTGTTTAAAAGGGCATGGCTGCCAATACTGAGTAATAATTTGCCTATACCCGCATCTGGTAAACGATACAGATTTTGGGACTTGGCGGTCTCAACCAAGACCTCAGCCGACTACACAGCCACCGCTCGAATCACAGTGGCGGCTGATGGCACAGTTGTGATAGATGGATGCTGGCAGGGTAAAGCGCCTTGGCCGACCATCAAGAAGCGAATCATTGACACTGCCAACAGTGAGCCCGACACTATTGTGGGGGTCGAGACGATTGCAGGCTTTGAAGTGGCCTTTGCTGAGTTGGTCCAAGAGCCTACAATGGCTGCCTCTGGACTCAGGTCGATCAAGCCCTCAAGAGACAAGGCGACACGCGCTGCGCCCCTCGCTGCTAGAGGCGAGCAGGGCAAGGTCTGGGTCAAGGATGGGCCGTTTGCTGAGGCTTTTGTGGGTCAGGCTGTGACCTTCCCTCATGGCGACCACGATGACTTGGTGGACGCGGCGAGTGGGGCACTGGGCATGACGATTGGCAGCATCGGCCAAAGAGTGCGAGTACAGACGGCCAAGGACCGTGCGCGCAATAGGAGGACGGTAGAGTGGTGACAACAAAGACAATCCCTGTGATGTTGTCTGAGGACGGGTCGCAGGTGGCCACTTATCGTGGCACGTCCCTCGTCGTTGAGCCGTCTGACTGGCTGCATCGTGCCACAAGGACGGGCATCCCCTTCATGCAGGGTCGCCAAGAGCTTGAGCCCACCCAGACCTTCAAGCCTCTCAGGGCTCGCGGCAGGTCAGGTAATGTCGGTGAGTTTTGGCGACTGTCCACGACCGAGCCCCTTGTCAGGGCTGCTGTCCAGCAAGCCGTCAGCGCGATTGGCGCAGCGCCTTGGAGGATCGAGCGACCAAAGCTGCCGCCCCACCTTGAGGGTAACGCAGCCGCCCAAGCCGCCCTCGACCGCCAGTTCGACTATGCGTCTCGCGTCTGGTCGAAGTGGACCGCGTGTGGTGCAGATCGTGTCTGGTCTGACTTTATTGCTGACGTGTTGCAGTTCAGTCTGATCAGCGGCTTCTATCTGGGCGAGTTGACCGCCACAGTTGAGAGCATCAAGACAAACAACGTCACCCGCGATTACCTCATCCCCGATCTGCCCTTTGCCCTGATGCCTTGGACCGTCGATGAGTGGGTCTTCAAGGGCAATCCTGATAACGGCATGATCGCCATCGTCCAAGAGACCTATGACCAGATTGACGGCTATGGCGATGCTGGAGTCGGTTACAAGGTCATTCCTTGGGAAAAGCTCATCCACGTCGCGCACCTGCCTGCCTCAAAGGGCGACCTTGAGGGGCGCTCGATCTTGAGAGCCTGTGCCCAACTCATCCGAATGAAGCAGAAGGTGTTGCAGTTGCAATCGCTTGCAACCGAGGTCAATGCCTTGGGTGTCGCCGTCGTCACTCAGGACTCCCAGCGACCCCTCACTGAAGATGCGATTGACAGGATTGAGGCACAGTTGAATGAGCGCACTGCTGAGCACGTCGCGCACATCGTGTTCCCCCCAGGGGCGCACAAGCTGGAGATCATCAAGCCGTCTGATGCCGTCCCCGACCTTGGTCCACAGATCGACCATCTGGACCGCCAGATCGGTCATGCTCTGGGCAACGCCCACCAACTGATGAGCTTGCAGGGCACGGGGTCATACGCTGCGCGGTCTGACGCTTCTGGTGAGTCGAGGGACGCTTACGACTATCTGGCTGACATGCCAGCACGCGCCGCTGAGCGGTTGATGCGCCGCTTCCTCATCCTCAATTTCCCGATGGACGCAAAGATGGGGATGCTGTTCTGCCCCAATGTTGCCCATGCTGTGGTTGAAGAGAAGGACAATGCCAAGTACGCATCGACCATCTCAACCCTGACCAGCGCTGGGCTGTTGTCGGCAAATGCCTCGACTGAGAACATGCTGCGCGAGCAGCTTGATCTGCCGCCCCTTGAGAGCACAACCGAGACTGAAGAGACACCCCGCATCGCCCCTGAAGATCTGGTGGCGCTGCGTCTCGCCTATCAGGCTGGGATGTTGCACGATCCTGAGCTTGGGCCGAGGGTGCTTGAGCAGTTTGGGCTGCCGCCCTTGACAGGTCCTGCGCCGAACGTCAAGCCCACACTTGACGAGTAGGACGCGCAGCTTTATTTATTAACCGACGTGGAGTGTATTATGGTCAAGACCTCTCCAGCCCAAGATTTAAATCAGAGTGATCAGGATACGATCACTTTTGTAGGCGAGGTCTGCCAAGTATTACTCAGTAATAGGACATCTGCCCAAACCCCTGCCCCAAAGAAGGACCGCATCAAAGGGTCTAAGAAGAACCCTGCTGGCTCAGCATCATCAACAAGGGGCGGTATCAAGATTGACGCGGCTACTGAGAAGGCTTT